ATACTCGCAGAAGTCGTGCATGCGCGGGTCATCCGTGAGGTTGCCCGTCATCTTGACTGGGTAAATCTCGTTGATGTCCTGCGGCTCGAAGTTGTCCTCCGACACAGCGCGAACGGCGTCGAGGAACTCAGGCTTAAATGCCGTCACGACTACGGTCGGAAAGCAAAATATAGGTTGGAGTTCTTCAGTTTCCACCAAGCTCCTCCCGCATGGCCTGCATGTTGGCAATTTGCTCGGGCGTCAGGTCGGTTACAATCCACGAGAACACCCAGCCACCGTCGCGGATGAAAGGCAACTCTGAGCGGTGTACCGTCTGCGTCTGGCCGTCATACTCTGGGACTTCGTCCACAACGACAGGCGACAGCGCGAAACCGTCACGGGTGGCGGCTGGCGTGGAGGGGAAGATGCTGACAAAGTCGCATTCATACGGGTGGTTGGCTTCGGGGTTGTCACGCTGAAGCTCTGCCGCGCCGTAGGGGTATTCGACAAACTTGTTGCCCTTGGTCTTTACAAATCCAGTCACGAGTTATCCTCCAGAAATAGTGGCTTCATGTTAGACAATACCTTAGTGCGGTCGCCTTGGCTACTGATCACCTTCAAGGTGATTGCCTCGATGTGCGGCACGATCTGACTTTCAAAGTCTGGGTGGCAGCGCATGGTGTTGAGGTGGTCGTGCGGGATTGTGCCAGCCGTGAGCAGGAAGTTCTCGGCGCGGGTCTTCAACTCGCCCAGCCACTCTTCGCGCTGCATGGCCTCATTGGCCTCCAAGAAGGGCAGGTGCCGATGCTTGCGGTTTGGCTCAAGCTCGTCCATCAGCTTGCAGATATAGTCATACTCGTTGAGTGCGGCTTGGTGGTTCAACGCCCAGCCCTCGTTGACCGAGTTGCACTCAAGCAGGTCTGCCTCTGCCTTGAGCCGGTCGATTTCGGTCGAGTTGTCATCAGCCAACACGGCTTCTGCCGCGAGTACCTTAGCCTTGCGGCGCAGGGCCTGCGCCTTCGAGTGTTCGATCTTGACGCCGATGTCTATCTTCTGGTCGTGCAAGAGCGCCCAAGCGCCGTCTGCCGTGTGGCAGCTTCCTGCCATGAAGTGCTTTAACTGAAAATCGCAATTATTGCGATGTGGCTTACTATTCATCGTTGTGCTCCTACGATGGTGGTGGTTAAATGTTTACGCCGGTTGTGCCGTTGGACGCTGCTGAACCGTAGTTAGACGCCGCAGTAGATGCTCCACCTGCTGCAACAACGCACCCTGAATATGTGTATTTGTTGCGGGTAGTGGTGGCGCTACCCAACGCAAAAATCCCAACTGTACTATTACCTGCGGCTGAACCGGCTACGGCGGCCACAGTAGCCGCGCCACCGGCACTAACCACATCGCCGGAATAAGTATATTTGTTGCGGGTGGTTGAGTTGCAAAAAGCAGCATAAAAAGAGCACGTGCAAGGGCAAAAAACGCAGCCTGTATATACACCACCCAACGCAAATATACCAACAGTGCTATTCCCTGCGGCAGAACCATCACGCGACTGCGCTGTGGCCGCCGTAGCGGAGGAATTAGTGTCGGATGAATAAGTGTATTTATTACGTGTGGCGGATGGGCTAGACGCAGAACCGAGCGTAAAAATGCCAACCGTGCTATTGCCAGCGGCTGAACCATAGAGTGACGACGCAGTAGACGCAGTAGCCGAGGTGTTAGTGTCACCGGAATATGTGTATTTATTACGGGTGGTGGAAGCACTACAGTTAAGATCACCCAACGCAAAAATCCCAACCGTACTGTTACCAGCCGCTGAGCTATACCGCGACTGCCCTGTAGACGCTGTAGCGGAGGAACTGGCGTCGGATGAATAAGTGTATTTATTACGGGTGGTGGTACCTCTACCATTAGTGTTGTTTTGCCCCAATGCAAAAATACCAACTGTGCTGTTGCCCACAGCGGAGCCTTGAGCAGACGCATCACTAGCAGCACCGCCTGCGCTGACTACATCTCCCGCGAAGATGTACTTGTTGCGTGTGGTGGTGTTGGACATCCCAGGGGTAGTACTACCCAACGCGAAAATAGCGAGTGTACCCGGTAGTAGAGGCTCGCTACCCGGCCACAACTGCTGACCGACTGCCTGAAACTGCTGGGAGAGGGACCAAATTCCGCTATAAGAGGGCATTACATGTTCACTCCGGTTGTGCCGTTGGATGCGGCGGAACTGGCTACGGTTGCCGCTGTAGCAGCAGTGGCTGCGCTAACAACACATCCGGAGTAGGTGTATTTGTTGCGGGTGGTGGATACGGCGCAGGAAACAAAGCCCAACTGAAATATCCCAATAGTGCTACTTCCGGCAGCCGACCCCTCGTAGGATGCCGCGGTCGCCGCACCACCTGCGCTGTTAACATCACCGGAATAAGTGTATTTGTTGCGGGTTGTGCTAGGGGTAAAAGAAAGAGTTACACCCAACGCGAAGATACCAAACGTGCTGTTGCCTGCTGCGGACCCACTATAATTAGTGGTAGAAGCCGAGGTTGCTGAAGTTACAGCGTCACTCGAGTAGGTGTATTTGTCGCGCGTGCTTGTGCGGGCGTTGCAACAGCCAAGCCCAATAGCAAAAATACCCACAGTGCTGGTGCCTGCCGCCGAACCTCTTGACGACCCCTGAGTTGAGGCTCCACCTGCGGCTACAACGCAACCTGAGTAGGTGTATTTATTGCGTGTGGTTGAGTTTCCAATGCCGCACACTTGCCCCAACGCAAATATGCCCGTCGTGCTGTTCCCAGCGGCGGCCCCATAAAGGGAAGTTGCGGTGGCCGCGCCCCCTGCGCTAACGACGCAACCTACGTAGGTGTATTTGTTGCGAGTTGTGGAGGCTCCCCCGGGGCCGGACCCCAGCGCAAATATGCCGACTGTGCCATTGCCTGCGGCAGAGCCAGCATACGACGCTGCCGTGGAAGCGCCACCCGCGCTGACAACGTCGCCTGCGTAAGTGTATTTATTGCGGGCGGTAGTTCTACCGAAGCAAGCATCGCGGCCAAGCGCGAAGATTGCAAAAGTGCCGTCCGGCGCTGGCGTGACGCTATTACTGAACGCGCTGATCGGCGACGGGCCGTAGCTGTTCAACGCGAACACGCCGAACGTATACGCAGTGCAGTTGGTCAACCCAGAGAACGTCAAAGGTGAAGCAGACGCAGTCGCAGCAACATTGCCCGGATTAGAACGCCCGGTGTATCCGGTGATAGCCGATCCGCCAACGCAGGCTGGAGCCGTGAACGGTACGGTCGCAGACGCGTTACCACCCGTAGCCGTGCCAATGGTCGGTGCGTTCGGTGCGCGCAGCGGGTTAAAGCCTACGCCGAGTATGCCACCTTGATAGCGCTTTGACATCCGCTTTTATCCCGCAAATTCTTGGTAAGTCACCGTCATTGTAATCGTATTGCTGGTGCCAGCCGTCGCGCCGAGTGACGTGTTGGCTGCCAGTACAACTGGCGTCGTCACGTCTGAGACGATCAGCGAGGCGTCGGCAGGCACAGAGATTGTGGACGCTATCGGGAAGGCCGTGCCGCCCAGAGCGGCTGCGCTGTAACGCGACACGCTAATGTCTGCGGCGTTCGTGCCGTCGACGTTGGCTGCGACGATTGAGAGAACCTTGAGCACACGGCCAGACGACGCGGCGTTTGACAGCAGCGACGTGGCGCTCGTCGAGCTTAGGGCGACATTGACAGTGAACTCACCGATCAGATTGTTGGGGGCTACATAGGCCATCAGTTACCTCACGAAATCTCAAGAATGGACATTACGACATCCAGTGAAGACGCCGCCGAAGACTGAACCTTGACGCTGTCGCCAGTAATCAAGACAACCTTCTCGTCGCCGCCGATGGGGATCAGAGACTGGCCAACAGGAATACCCGCACCCTTGACCAGATACGTGTCGTTCGTACCGTCATTGACGGTGACGCTGACCGTCACGGGCGACGTAGTGGTGTTGCACACAGATAGGCCAATGACCGTCGTCTGCACGCCTGCGCCAACCGTGTAGCTGCCCACTGAGGTCAGCGACGTGCCGATGTTGCGGCTTACTTTCCTGCTAAATACGTTTGCCATTGCTGGTTCCTATCACACTATGTCATGATTTCATAGCTGACACTGAACGTCAGCTTGCTGGCGGTCCCCGACGTGATCGAGATGGAGGTGCCCTCCTCAAGATAGAGGCCGGTCGTTTTGTCAACCACAATCAGCGATGCGTCGGCAGGCACCGAAACCGTAGAGGCAATCGGGAAGGCCGTGCCGCCTGATGGCGCGCTACCCTGCGCCACCGCGCCGTTGGTGTATATCGACACCGTTGCGTCAACGGCGTTCGTGCCGTCGATGTTCGCAACGACGATCTGGTTTATCTTCAACACATTGTTTGAGGCCGCCGCATTCGGCAACAGAACGACAGCCGTCGTGCCCGTCGGCGTGAAGTACGTCGTCTTACCCGTAATCGTTGTGAGTGAAGCAATATTTGGAGCAGCCATGTCTTAGTCCTTACAATCCAAAAACCATTGCCAGCGCGGTCGCGCGGGCCTGTGAAACGCCAGAAGCGGCTGGGGCTTGTGACACCCACGTTGTACCATTGCTGACCAATACGTTGCCATTGGTGCCCGGCGCAACAGTCTGAAGTGCGCTTGTGCCGTTGCCCAAAAGAACCCTGTTCGCGGTCAACGAGGAGGCACCCGTACCGCCATTCGCGACAGGCAGTATGCCTGTGACCTGCGTGGTTAAGTCAACGCCCGACAGTGTGCCGCCGAGGGTAAGTGAGCCGGATGTCGTAACTGAGCCTGTCAGCGTCATGCCGTTGACGGTTCCAGTGCCACTGACTGAAGTGACGGTGCCGACGTTCGACGTAAAGCCGCTTGGGTTGCTCGCAGGGTACGCTCCGAGGTTCGTCAGCGCCGTTGCTGCGTCCGTTGCGCCCGTACCGCCCTGCGCCACCGCAACGCTGCCAGACGTGATCTGCGAGCCTGAGATGGCGATGGATGTGTTGGTGACGCTTGTGGCCTGACCCTGCGCGTTGAACGCGATGACAGGCACCGCAGACGCGCTGCCATATGTCGACGCCGTTAGCCCCGTGTTCGTGATGCTGAAGACCGTGCCGGTCAGCGTCAGGCCAGTGCCCGCCGAGTACGTGATTGGCGCGCCGAACTGTGTGAAGACAATCGCCGTCGTGCCGACAGTGATTGGCAGCGGCGTCTGCTGCACAAAGGACGTATTGGACAGCGTCGCTCCCGCCGTGACGAGGAAGAAGTCGCCCGCGTCGATTTGGTCAACGCCAGTGCCTGCGCTGTCGAAGTCAGTCGCACGGGTAAGGATATACGGTGCAGCTCCGCTGCCGACCTGCGTTACGGTATAGACGCCGTTATTGGCCTGAGCCACTTCGTCTTTAACAAGGACGCGGTTGCCTACAACCGCAGCCGTACCATCGACGCTCAGTGCGCCGTTGGCGTTAGCCGTGAGCGTTGCGCCGACGCCACCAGTGCCGTTGTTGTACGTGTTGGCGGGCAGAGGCACAACCGTCGCCAAGCGCACGGACTGGTGGAAGTTGATGCCCGACGCGATGCTGTCGGCATACGCCTTGTTGACGATGTCCGTGCCGTTGCTTGGCGTTGTGCTGATTGTGCCTGTAGTGAGCGCAATCGACGTGATGTCGGTGTTCGCGCCAGAGGCCGCTGCGCCGAGGCTAGTCAGCGCCGCACCCGCCGACGTCGCGCCAGTGCCGCCGTTGGCTACAGCCAGCGTGCCGCCGAGTGTCAGGGTGCCCGACGACGTGATTGGTGAGCCACTGAACGTGAGGCCCGTCGTGCCGCCAGATGCGGCCACGCTGCTGACAGTGCCTGTGCCGCCAGAAGATGTGATGGTGAAGTTAGGGTATGTGCCCGTTATGGTTGTCAAGCCGCCGCCGGTCAACGACACGATTTGGTCGGGTGCGGTGTTGACCACCGCGATAGAGCCGAAAGTCGTGATCGGGCCACCAGAGACGCTGATGCCTGTGCCCGCCGTCAAGTTGACACTGGTGACTGTGCCGCCGCCGCTGGGTGCCTGCCAGAACGGCGGAGATACACCACCGCCCGACACCAGAATATCACCCGCGTTGCCAGACGTTGGTGTCAGATACAGCGCGTTATTGCTGGAATATGCGATGGCACCGACAACAGGAGACAGACTGTTGCCGGTGCCTCCACGGGACAAGGGGAGCACGCCTTGCGTTTCCGTGGTGTCGCTCAGGTCCACCGCTGGGTGGACGTGATCTCCACGCGCGGCAACAGTCGAGACACCGGGGTTTCCGGGACCGAGAGGCTCAGGCGTTGTAGATGAAAATAGTACGGCGAAGGAACGGTTGGCAGAGAGGTCTCCGCCACCGCTTAAACCCGTGCCAGCCGTGATTGTGCGGCTGGTGGGGACGTAATTCGCAAGAACGATGGGTGTGTTCGTGACACTCGTCACACGGCCCTGTGCGTTGACATTGAAGACTGGCACGTTGCTGGCGGAGCCGTAATTGCCAGCCGTAACGCCCGTGGTGGTCAGCATGCTGTCGTCAACGCCGCCCGGCAGAATGAAGAGCGTGCGGTTGGCAGACAGGTCTCCGCCGCCGCTCAGGCCGCTGCCTGTGTTGATTTGACGCGTCGATGGCACCGCGCCAACGGCGGCGATGTTTGAGAACTGAACCTTGTACGTAAGTCCGTCAATCACATACGGCAGGTAGCCGAGTGTGCTCGCGCCCAGATACTCTGGCAGGCCCGTGATGCGGGTCGGAATGAGGTTGCTAGGTACATCACTCATGGTTCAAGGTAATCCTCTCCGTCCTCAGTGATGAGGAAGTAGTTATCGTCCTGCGTAATAACACCAACGGGATCGGTCCCGATAGGTGTGTCTGGGCGGGCGAATGGTAGCACAATGTTGTCTGGTTGGCGAGCAGGAAGGCGATATGGGTCGTATTGGTCCAAATCTACGGTGCAAACCATCAAACCCGGTGAATTGGGGTCTGAATACAGATCATCGAGCGAAAACTTGCGGCTGCACCGGGCACAAATGCCGATGCCCAGTGTGGTTCTGCCGCGAGTGCTGAGATATACAGGCATACCCCTACATTACCTCGTGTACGGCGAAATATTGGGGGCAATCATCATCGGACTGTTGTCGCGCTCTTCCATTTGCGCGATATTCAGTGAAATTGCCGCCTTTTGGTCCAAAATTGGTATCAAATTGACGTCAACTTCGACCAATTCAAGCGCCATTTTGGCCGCCAGACCCGAAACGATGGCCTCAATCCAGCGCTGGGGCACTTCGATGTCCTGTGTCATGGTGCCAACGTCCATAATGTAGCGCTGACGCCAC